ATCACGGTACCTACTCTTAATTATTTCTTCAAAGTTCTCATTAAGGGTGAAATTGACATAAAACTCCATCTTTTGTAAGAATTCGTTAATCATCTTATTCATTTTAGGAAGGTATGTCTTAATGATTCTAGTTTTAATACCGTTATCTTTAAGCAATTGATTTGCAGTAGTAAGTACAGCACGATCCTCTTTAAGATCTGCTGACAACTTAGTTAAAGTCTTCTTACCTTTAACCAATTCTTCTAGTTTTACAAACTCTGCTTTTCTATCTACATTATCAGATTGTAATTCATTGATCTCTTCATTAATAGAATCAATCTGTTTACGAATAGTCATTAACTGATAGTTAGATTGACTAACGGTAGTGTTTAAATTATTTACTTCTGTAGATAACTCAGTAAACTTTTCAAACCTAGTTTCTTCTTCTTGTATAGCTTTAACTAATTCATCTTCACCTACAGTCATCTCATCCAACTTATCTTTACCTTCTGTCAACTTATCTTGACGGAAATCATGTGACAGTTCTTGTGTACAAGTAGGACATACGTGGTTATCTTCAAAAAAACTATGTTCTTTCTTACACGTCTGCAATTTACCTTGTAGTTTTATAAGATAAGTGTTTAATTTTTTTAATTTCTCAGTTGATTTTTGATACTCCTGCATTTCTTTATTAAGATTTCCGATTTCAACTGTTAACAATTCTATATCTTTATTAGCTTTTGACTCGGTTTCCTTATATTCTTCTATCTTTTCTTTCTTTCTATCAATCTCATCCTGAGTTCTCTTCTCAAGAGTAAGCATATGTTGTTTCTGTAAATCAATCTTATCTCTCAATAATTCCAATTCATAATCAACGTTCTTTACTTCATCATTATTCTCTCTAACTTTATCTCTAAGCAATAGGTTCATTGTAGAGAATACTTGAATATCTAAGATGTCTTCAATAATCTCTCTACGTTGTGTAGTAGGAAGACGCATGAAAGGAACAAAGGTACTAGAACCTAGTACAACAATTTGTGTAAATGATTTATAATTTAATTTTAATACGTTCTTTTCTAAATTCTTTTGTTGTTCTGCTACACTAGATTCTTGATCCCATAGAGTTCCGTTACAATAGATCTCAAACTTGTTAGGTTTGATACCACGAATAACTTTATAGCTTGACTTACCAATACTAAATTCTATCTCAACAATAGTATCCTTCTCATTGATACTATTAACTAACATACCTTTATTAATTTTTCTGAATGGTTTCCCAAACAACGAAAAGGTCAACGCATCTAAGATGGTTGACTTACCAGCACCATTGGCACCGACTATTAAATTTGTTCTATGATTAGTTAGATTAATTTCACTAAAGGTATTACCAGTAGAAAGAAAATTCTTCCAACGAACTTTTTCAAAAATTATCATTCTATAGCAGCAGGATCATCAGGTGGTATTAAAAAATCATCAGGGGTGATTATAGAAAAACGTTGTCCACGTTCTTGACACGCCCCTATTATAACATGGTCTTCCATTTCTACAACCTCCATAGGAGGGTATCCATCTTCAGTAGACATCATCATAAGATATCTGTCTGCGTCATCTGATTGGAGAAAAATTGGTATGACACGATTCTCAGATTCATCCCATACGGAATACACTCCATCAGGATGATTCTCTAGGGTTAGGACGAACATCAGACAACTTCACAGCTTTCCATATATAGAGATCTCATAAGAGTCTTAAGAGCAGTTTTATCTACGGAGATCTCTACTTCATCAATGTATTCATTGAGTAGTGTCATGGTATCTTTAGTCTCTAAATCAGAATCATCAACATCATCAGTATTGATTAATGTCTCAACAACTTTAACATCATGTACTCCTACATTGTATAAACGATCAACCAGTGTTTCAAACATTTGGTAGTCACGTTTCTCTTCAACGATGAGTTTAACAAATTGCTCTCTATAATCAGACACATTGTATTTGTTGTAGTCTGATTCAATGTCGTTGTAGTAAAGCTTCTGAAATATTTCAAAGGGGTTCTCCACAAATCTGAGTCTATCAGTCTCAGTATCATAGATATGAAACCCACGAGTATCTTTGTAATCATTCCAAAACATCTGATAGGGGTTACCTAGGTATTGAACATTTCCTCTCTTTGATCTATGATGAAAATGTCCAGACCATACACGTTTAAACTTTTTAAAATCACTTACCTTAAATCCACCATCAAAATGCATTCCAGGTGTAACTTCAAAACCATCACATTCTAAATGTCCACACATCACATTAGAGTTTGATTCTTCCATTACCTCTAGAGCTAACTTTTTATTTCCAGAGTTAATCCATGGCATCATCAAAAATTTCTGTCCACCTACCTTTATATCTTTTGGTTCTGTATAGATGGTTATATTTCTATACTGTTCTAAAAGAAGTTCAGGTGAATTAATCTTATTAGTATTCTTATAGTACGTTGTATGATTCCCAAGAATCATGTGTACATCAAATCCTTTAAGTCTGTCAAAATAATTTGTCTTAATACGATTAAGAGTATTAAAGTCCACAGACTTTCTGTTATCAAAAGTGTCACCCAAATCAAAGATTGTAGTGATACCCTCTCGTTCAAGAGTAGGGAAAAATATTTCATCATAAAATTTTTGCCAATAATTCCAGAACGCAAGAGAACCCTTACGTCCATCAAGATGTTGATCAGTTATTACTGCTATCTTCATAGTTAAGTAAGGATTCTTTAATAAAAAATTTGTGTCTTATGTGTGGAGATGACTCTCTTATCTTTCTAACAAAATGCAAACCACGTTGTAGTGCATTATATTTTTCACTCACATTCATATGGTTTTATTATAATACGATTATTTTTATAATCAGCTTTAAACTCTAATGCTACTTCATGATCCCACATCAACTCTTCGTATAATGCGTTGAGACGATCCATGTCTTCCCATAAATCATTCAGGTGTGGAGGCAAATGATCTTCTTCCATTAGCGATTCATTTTAGTTTCAATGTTTTCTTTGATACCAGTCATATCAGAATAAGAAGCGTTCATACCTGACATGCTACCATCGTATTTGTCAGAATGCATTACCTCATCATAACCAGAACGTTCTAATATCTTACCTTTAATTTCCAATTGCTTTTTCTCCTTCTGTATTCGTCTTAAGAATGCATAGTATATAATCTGAGTGAAATAGGCAAATGGGTTCTTAGATTTTTCTGGATCAAAATTATCTATGTACTGTAAGCAATTTTCAATCCCATCACATATCATATCCTCACGGAACATGTAGTTAACAAAATTTGGCTTGTATGATAGATGTGTTGCGATCTTTAAAAAACACTCTCCTAAGTAGTTGGTTACACGAGGTCTTGGTTTACCTGAATCTCTAGCAACATGAACCATGTGCCGATAGTCAGTAATCGCTGCAAGGAACTCTTTATTGTTGACGTAGTATTCAGTCTTTTTTCTTTTCATTACTGCTGGTGCCATGGTTTGTACCATTTATCATGCATTAAGTGTAACACAGATAAAGGGATTTGTCTAGGGGGCTTGACACATCCTCAGAAAATCAGTAGACTAACTCTGTCAAGGGTTCAAGGATGGTTCTAGCTTTTTTTAAATATATCTTCTAAGTTCTTCTTGGTCTGATTTATAGATCCAAGATAACCAGAGGTTCTAGGTAATTTATTACCTCTGCCAGTTAGAGATTTTCCATTCTCTAATCTTTTCATAGTCTTTTCATAGAAATCAATAATAGGAGCTCCTATTTCAGACATAGTAATTATATGATCTCTATTAATAATAAACATCTGATCAAAGGTAGCAGACATCCATTCTTTAAAAGAGAACCCAGATATTTCTAAGTCACCTTTTCTTGTTTTAGCATGTTCTACTTGTAAAGGATTTTCTAATATTACTTTGTCTTCGTCTGGTAAGTAGCATACTCTAGCTACTACCTCCTCACCAGAAACTAATTTGACTGTTGCTAAAAAGTCTTCTTCTTTTAATTCTTCTGGTGTCATGTATCTGCCCTTAGATTTATTTTTATAACTTCATACTTAAAGTTTTCATCATTGTATATGTTAACTCGTTCGTTAAGATGTTTTAATGTATAATTCTGACCGCCTATATCGTCTGCTATATCGTAAAGAGTTGCTAAAGTTTTTCCTTCACCTTTACGTAATACTCTACCAATTGACTGGAGGTTTCTAATACGGGACTTGCTAGGCGACGCAAAGATGATGTTGTGCAACCGCTTAATATTAATACCAGTAGAGAAAGTACCGTAAGACGCAATGATAACCGCATTGTCTTCAAGCTCCGTAATCTGTCTAACTTCTTCTCTATCTTCTACATCCGTACCACCATGTACGAAAAATATTTTCCGTTCTGGATCTATATTACTATTTATTAATTCGTAAAGTGGGTCTCCGTGCTTCTCAATGTAGTTAAATAGAACTAGGGTATTACCTTTTATATCCTTAACAAGATTTTTAATAAGATTATTTCTTCCCTTGTGACTGACCAAATAATCAATCTCATCTTGATATGTCTGGAAATGCTGAGGAGCGTGTTTACAAAGTAGGATTTTTATCCTAAACTTAGACAGGTATCCAGATTTTATAAGTCCATCAGTAGTGGTAACTCGTTCACACTCACCGAACAAACCTTCCAATACCCACTTATGAGTCTTGCTTCCATCTAAGGTTCCAGTAAAACCGAACCTATACTTTGCATTATGAAGCTTAGTCATTATACCTGTTAGTGACTTAGACTTAAACAAGTGTGCTTCATCTCCAATTACACAATCAATATCATCAAAGTATCTCTTAGGAAACTTGTAGATAGATTGCCAAGTTGAAATAATAACAGGTTTATCTGTATTCTTATCCTTACCACTATAAATCTTATGAACATGGTCATCCGCATTCCATCCATAGTCAATGAAATCGTTGACCATTTGTTCCACCAAGGACGTAGTAGGGACGATGATCAACGTCTTCTTGCTGGTGGCAGTGTAGTATCTGACGAGGGAGTAGATCATAAGAGACTTCCCAGATCCCGTAGGAGAAAGTAAAAGCTTACGATTATTTTTTAATGCCTCGTAGACACCTTTTATTTGGTATCCACGAGGTTTTATTTTGGGAGAAATTTTCTCCATGAAATGCTTTACAGCAGGTGGTGACACATAATCATTCTTTTCAAGAATGTCACCATACCAATCATCTGTTTCATGTTCAATCTTATACTGACGTTGATCAGCCCATGATTGTAGATGAGTTATTAAACCATGATAAAGTTCGCCTGTAGCTGGAGAGTACAGACGAATGGTTCCATCCCAGTATTTGTATCTGGGATTACGTTTTAAAAATTTTGCTTCTGGTACTTCAAACGTGAAGTAATCAGACAATTCATGATGCACATGTTCTTCAGAAGAAGAAATTTTTATATATACTTCATTCTTCTTCTTGATAGAAAGGTGTGTCATTATTG